CAACTTCTACAGCTTCTTCTACATATGCCCCACTTTCTGGTCCAACATTTACAGGCACAGTAACCCTTCCAAGCACAACAAGTATTGGCGATGTTAGTGCAACAGAACTGCAATATATTAATGGGGTCACATCTGCTATTCAGACACAGCTAGATGCTAAGGCTCCAACAGCTTCTCCAACCTTTACAGGAACTGTTTCTGGTATTACTGCAACAATGGTTGGACTTGGTAACGTAGATAATACATCCGATGCCAACAAGCCAGTTTCTACAGCTACTCAGACTGCTCTAGACGCAAAACTAAATCTTTCTGGTGGAACCCTGACAGGTGCACTAACCCTTTCTGGAGCACCTACATCAGACTTACATGCAGCAACAAAGCAGTATGTTGATGGTCTGGCAGCAGGAATTAATTTCCACCAGCCAGTAGTTGCAGCAACAGCTGGTAACCTTGCTGGTACATATAACAATGGAACTAATGGTGTGGGTGCAACCATTACAGCATCTGCAAATGGCTCAATTGGAACAATTGATGGCGTATCGGTTTCCGTTGGTAATAGAATTCTTCTTCGTGCACAAACAGACGCAAAAGAAAATGGTATTTATACCATAACTGCTGTTGGAAGTGCTGGAGCACCATGGGTTGTAACTCGTGCAACAGATGCAGACAATAGCCCTACAGGAGAGTTGGCAAATGGTGACTTTACATTCGTAACATCTGGTTCAACTAATGGCTCTAAGGGTTTCATTGTAAGCACAACTGGAACAATTACTATTGGAACAACTGAAGTAACCTACGCACAGTTTAATGCTTCAGAAGCAATTGTTGCTGGAACAAACATTGACAAAACTGGTGCAACAATTTCTGTTATATCTGCCCCAACATTCTCTGGATTGGTTACTGCTAGCTCAGGCGTTGCGTTTTCTGACGGAACTCAGACAAAGGAAGGTGTTCCATCACGTACAGCTATAACGCAGGTTGCTGCAGCATATAACCTATCTACTGGTGGTCTTTCTCTTAGAGACGGACTTATTGAAGTATCTCACACTGGTGGATCTGCAGTTGCAGTCACAATTCCAGCAGACTCTACTACAAACTTCCCAATTGGTACATCAATAGATGTTCTAAGAACAAATACTGGTGGTGTATCAATTGCTGGTGCTGCTGGCGTAACAGTTAACGCAACACCAGGCCTAAACCTCCGTGCTCAGTGGTCTTCTGTAACTCTCTTTAAGAGAGCTGCAAATACCTGGGTAGCATTTGGAGACCTTGCATCTTAATATTAAGGAGAAAATAGAACATGGCAGTAGGAAAAAGACCTGGTAGAAGGTCACAGGCATCAAATGACTTTCTAGAGCCAAAGGCACCAACAAGCGTATCTGCTACTGACGTTGGAACTGGCAGAGCGTTTAATGACGGTGCTGCCACAGTTACTTTTTCCTTGCCTGGCGATTCTCCAGCAGCTACTTCTTACACAGTAACAGCTACTGCTTCTGGTCAAACAACTAGAACAGCAACTGGAGCATCTTCTCCAATTACTGTAACAGGTCTTGCTTCTAACGTACAGTACTCTATTACAGTAACTGCTACTAATAATGCTGGTACTTCTGCTGCTTCTTCTGCTGCAACTGTAACTGCTACAACTGTACCAGCTGCTCCATCAGCCCCATCAGTTTCTTCTACTGTAGTAAACCAGGACTCTATTTCTTGGTCTCCTCCTAATAATGGTGGTAAGGCAATTACTGGATACCGTTGGGAAAGTAGCGATAATAAGTCTGCTAACGTTGCTGCTAACGTTACATCTGCTACAGTCACGCAAGAAGGTGGAACCTCTCAAACATATAAGGTTCGTGCAAGCAATGCTAATGGAGACGGTCAGTTTTCTGCTAACTCATCTAGCGTTACTACATTTAGCCCATTTTTCCCACCATTCTTCCCATTCTTCCCGCCGTTTTTCCCGCCATTCTTCCCATTCTTCCCATTCTTCCCACCATTCTTCCCATTCTTCCCGTTCTTCCCATTCTTCCCACCATTCTTCCCATTCTTCCCACCATTCTTCCCACCGTTCTTCCCAAGTTTCGCTGCTACCTGCTACTGCACCTGCTTTGGATATACCACAGCAATTAGCAGTTGCCCTGGCGGCTGCTGTGCCTTCTAATAGGTGCCATAGTCAGACTATGTTATAATTGATTTATGACATTAAATGATTGGCTAACAAAAGACAGATCCGAAACTGCAAATAATAGAATGCCAGACAGGCCAATGTATAATGGAATTACTGTATCTAATCCAGGATTAGGCATTAACTTATATAATCAGGCAATACCATTAGAGCTTTGTGGTGAAATTATAAATACTTTAGAGTCTAATCTAAATGGCTCAGGACCATTTAGATGGCAGGGTGCTAAAGTAACAGAAGCAGACGATGTATTGGAAACAGCAAGAAATTGCGTAGATTTTAAGGTAAGTAGCAAAAACTTAGGACAAAGAAATCAATACAACGCACCATTTTATGATATGCATCAAAAAGCATTTGATAGCATTAAGCCATTGACTGATGACTATGGCAGATACTGGGGTGTAGGCATTCAGTTTTTCGAGGCTTTTAATTTTGTTAAATATGAAGGTGCTGGAACACACTTTAAAATTCATGCTGACCATGGTCCAGCATATGTTACTACTGTTTCTGTTGTCGCATATTTAAATGATGAATATGAAGGCGGAGAAATTTACTTCCCACGTTTTGATTTAACTATTAAACCAAAGCCTGGAGATGTAGTAGTCTTTCCATCTACCTATATTTATGAACATGCCTCTAATGACATGATATCTGGAACAAAGTATTCTATAGTAATTATGACTGACTATAATGATCGTGGAAATCTTAGACAATTTAATTACCGCCAAGAAGATATGAATAAGTTAACGTATTAGGAGATACTGTGGGTGTACAAGAAGACATACAAAAGAGAATTAATGATTTTTATCAAATAGAAGAAATTACCTGGTCATCAATAGAAGATTTGGGAAGTGGTATTTTCTTATTTAGAGATGTTTTACCAGAATCAATGAATATTATTAGTAGGCTAGAGTCTGTATTGAATGATCCAAAAAATCACTATAACTACGCAGAGGCCATGGTTGGATATGGTATGAAAATGCCAGAATATCGTGACTGCTATGATTTTAAATATAAGAAAACTGATATTCAGTATGATAAAAGCGAAGCCTCTTTAAAGCTTCAAGAATTATGGGATGATGTCTACTTTAGACAGCTACAGGCTGTAAAACATTATTGCAAGGTTCACAATATTGGAGAACTCAGATATTGGGAAGCTATGAATTATGTTAAGTATGGCCCAGGACAGCATTTTCAAGAACACTCCGATAATGGCTTTTCTTATAATTGCGTTGTATCTCTAGTTGCATATCCAAATGATGATTACGAAGGTGGGGAGCTTTATTTTAGGTTACAAAATCTAAACATTAAGCCAAAAGCTGGTGACCTATTTATTTTCCCATCTAATTTTATGTATCCACATCGTGCTATGCCAGTTCATAGTGGAACAAAATATTCAATCGTAACAATGCTAGACTATTCTGATAAGTATCATCGTCCAGAATTTTATCAAGAGACGGGTTATTAATGCCTAATGTTACTGTTTACACCTCTGGAAATTATTCTTCAATAGATCAATTACCAATGCACCGTGATTGGATGGATATAACTTTTGATAGACACGCATATCAATGTTTTCCAGTATCATTATCAAATAGGTTGGGTTGGGGCATATCATATCCAGAAGATATTACTTTTATTTGGGATGGCATTAATGATTCAACTGCAGATCATGTAAAAATTCTTTCTGGCTCTAAATATGCTCATCCAAATCGTGGAAATAGAACAATTAGTTTTTATACAGATCTAACTTTTGTCGAAGAAAACGGTAAAAATTTAAGTCTTTTAACAATGCCAGTTCCTAATCAATTTATTCGTGGTGCTCAGTGTATGTCTACAGTAATTAGCAGCTCTGTGTTAGCAAGTGATTTACCAATAGCGTGGATGATAACTGAGCCAAATATTGAAATAACGATTCCAGCAGGAACTCCAGTAGCAGCAATTTTGCCATTGTCATTAACAGATATTCAATCATATGAGCTAGAGATTCGTAATGGCAGGCCAGATTATGAAGATAGTAATTGGAATAACAGAATGCGTGAGCGTGGAGAAGCAAGCCAAAAACTAAATTCCAAAGGAGAGTGGACCCACTTTTATAGAGACGCTGTTGATCATAATGGAGATTCAATAGGATATCACGAAGCTAAAAAAATTGTAATGAAGGTAATAAATAATGCCAAAAATTAAATTTATTTCAAATAGGCCATGGCTATCTAAAAATGATCACTCAACTCCAGAGCCAGTGTCCAAAAGTTTGCCAGAATGGTATAAGTCAGCAGATAGATATGCAAAAATGCCAAATGGAGATTATTGGATTGGACCAGATAAGGGAAAGATTCCAACCTGGAAAGCTTGCCCAGCAATATACGATATTTTTATAAGTGGTTATGTGTATAAAACGCCATGCGATATTGAGTTCTTTCTTGATCAAAATAATGAAATTTCTGCAAAGGTATCAGATCCAAGATATGCAGATTTTATTCAGTTTAGAACACCAATGCCACAATTTGAGCATCCAAAGGGATATTACAAAAAACATTTTGCATGGTATCCAGATTGGGCAGTAGCAACACCAGCTGGATATAGTGTTTTATATGCTCAACCATTTCAAAGATTTGACTTACCATTTTTAACTACTAGCGGTATTGTAGATAATGATAAGGTTAATCTACCAGGAACATTTCCATTTTTTATTCAAGAAGGCTGGACTGGAACCCTGCCTGCAGGAACACCATATGCACAGATGATACCCTTTAAACGTGAAGACTGGGAATCAGAATATGAACTTGATCATTCTATGCAATCCTTAATGAAGAAAAATATGGAAAATTCAAAAAAATATAGGGTTCCAAATGGCGGTGTATACTTAAATGAAGTTTGGGAAAGGAGAAAATATGACTGAAAAAGAGATTGTGTCAGAAAGCTTAGCTAATAAAAATTCTGTTGATAGGGTTTCTATTACTCCATCTGGATTTTTTGGATCATCCCCAGATAATATTGTTACTTTAGAAAACTTTATGACAAATGAAGAGTTGGTATATTTAAATAATTTTATTAGGAATAATACTGAGTGGGATGTTACAGAAACTCATTATAATGAAAATGGCACTATAATTTATGACTCTGGATATTGGGATAATCGTGTAGCAACATATCCAACTATTCAAAAAACAGATCCAAAAGTTCCAGAAATTATTGAAGGAATGGTTGCAAGATTAAAAATTGAAGTAGATAAATTTTTTGGTGTAGATGCCCTTCCAACAAGTCCAGCAATGGTAAGATGGTTGCCAGGACAGCTACAAATGCCACATGCAGACAAAGAGCTTCACACTGGACCAGATGCTGGGAAACCAAACGATTTTCCATATTATGACATAGCTGGATTATTTTATATAAATGACGACTATGAGGGCGGAGAGTTGTATTTTCCTAACCAAGAAATTCAGTTTAAACCAAAAAAGGGTGCTGCATACTTTTTCCCAGGAGATATGAATTATATCCATGGAGTAACTCCCATTATTTCTGGAATTAGATATACTGTTCCATTTTTTTGGACTATTTTATCTCATAATGATAAATAATGAATTATGGTATAATTTAAACGGAGGAATCAAATGAATAAAGAAATTTTGCATGACAGGGTATTTTACTATACAAATGTAATAGAAGATCCAGCAGGCCTAGTAAAAGAGCTAGAAGAGATATCTGACTGGGGAGAGTGGGCTGCTTGTAGCGGTGAGCATTATGTTTATGGAACAGACAAGACGATTATTCCTTCATCTGGAACTATGTTTGACGGTGCTGCAGTAAATGATAAAATCTATAACATTATTAATGATGCATTTCAGGCAGCAGCAAGAGATTATGCAGAAGCCCATGGGAATTTTGATGATCCAAAGCTATTTCCAGCTATGCCAGTTAAAAAGTATATGGCAGGCACATCAATGGGGGCACACTTTGATCAGCAAGAAGGCGATGAAAGATTAAAATATTCTCTAGTCATGTATCTTAATGACGATTACGAAGGTGGAGAACTTTCTTTTACTATTAGAGATCCAAATGGTGCAATAACTGGCGGTACTCCAGATTCAGATTTTTCTTTAGCAGATCCATCTAGTTATACTTTTGCTATAAAACCGAAAGCTGGTAGCATTATTATATTCCCGCCATCACCACCATATCATCACACGGCCCATTTAGTTAAAAGTGGGTATAAGTATATGATTCCTCAGCACTGGATCCACTAACTATTGATAGGAAAGTCTATGGTAAATTTAGAAAATAAAATTAGGTTAAACAAAGACCTTGTAATTTATGAAAATTTTTTGACATCAGAGGAGTGCTCCAAGATTATAGCAGTTTTGGATAAGTCTGCAAAAAATGGATCAATGGCTTGGATGCCAATTTCTTTCTATGAGTCATATTCTTCTGTTTTACCACAAGACGGTGACAAAGAAATTATAGAAGAAAAGTTACCAGAAAATATTTTTTCAAAAATTAAAGAAGGTTTTATTAATGCTGTTGCATCTGTTCACGACATAGATCCTAAAATGGTTGTTCAAATAGGATATCATACACAAAAGTGGGAGCCAGG